TGCCGCTCGACGAGAACTGGATCTTGCCGTTGTTGTCGATGTCCAGCGCCTCGGCGGGGGCCACAGTGCCGAGCCCCACAAGACCAGTTGAGTTGATAACGAACGGCGTCGAGTCAGGATCGGCGCTGTCCTGCACGCGCATAACGTCGCCCGTGCCGGTCTGGGTGATCTTCAGCGCCGGGCCGGACGAGTCCGACGAAATGGTCACGTTCCCGGTTAGAACCGCCGAGACAGACGTGGTCGGCGCAGAGATATAGTCAACCGTCCAGATCTCTACGTCGTCAGCGTCTGTCAGCTTGAACTTATAGGAGGTTTCGCCAAGCCAGATGTTGGCTTCGCCGCGCGAGTCCAGAATGATGGGGTTGGTGTTGGAAGTGCCGCTGGTGGCGTCCTGAAAGGTAGCGAGCGGGATCGTCGTGCCAGCGGTATAGGTGTATACCTTTCCGCCGACCAGAGGCGTGCCCTCGGCGGTCAGGAACTGCATTTTAGGCAGTGGGGTAAGGACGGCCATTATTCACCTATGTTGCAGGACACGGTCATAATGACCGAAGGGATAGCCGGGCAAAACGCCGTAGGAGGATCAGCCAAAATTTGAACGTTTGTGCTGTCCGCAGCCCACATCAGTTCAAAATAATCGCCTGTGTTGAGTCTATACACAAAATTCCACGCTGCGACATAATGCTCATTGTTGCCTTTAAGAGTTATTTTAGTCGCAGAATTAGCCACGTTTACCTGATTGACTCTGGCCCATATAAATACTTCTTTTGCACTTGCAGATGTGCTGGATAACTGCAAAGAAAATTGAAAATTATACGCGCCGGGTCGATCAACGTAAATTCGAGATGTTGGCGTGCCGAGAAACACACCTTCAGACAAATCTGTATTATTGTAGGTTATAGGATAGCCTGTATTTGCCGCAGCCAGCGTTTGATCGGTCGTATCAAAAAATGTTCCATATCGTAACGATCCGCTGCCAAGCATGGCAAAGACGTTATAGAAGAACCGAAACCATTCACGGGTCACGAACAGCGTCTTGACATCCCAAATCGGAACGCGCGCGCCGGGGATGAGCGTGATGTTCTTAAGCATTGGTGCGGTCCATAATCAGTTCCGCCCCCATAATCGCGATCTTCACCGGCTCAGTGCCGGAGATCTCATAAACCCGGTCGCGCAGTTTCAGCGTCATGCCAAGCCGCCGCCAGATCGTGCGATAGCCATACTGGCCAATACGGCCCATGGACTTCCAGTGTTCGTTTGACCACGTATGACCGCCATCGTCTGACCAACGCAGCATAACGAGAGGATTGACGCCGGGGTCAATAGAGCCCTGCGCGACCAGATAGTTGTCGTCTTCAGTCAGTAGCCGGTCGCCGTCCTCGGTTATGAGGTAAAGCCCGTCCAGATACAGAAAGTCGTCGCCCGACACGCCGACGCCAGCCTCACAGTCCAGTTGCAAACTATGCTGCGTCGTGCGCTTCAGGTCGTTCTGGCCTGTCGGCAGCGCGCGCCATGACCGCAGCCACTTCTGGACCGAGCCCGCCTCGCTGTAGACGCTGAGATCGTAGGCGTAGATGCCGCCCGCGACGTAGTCGCCGATGACGATCTCGTTGTTGTAGTTCATCTGGCAGTTGCCACGATGCCGGGTAAACTCGTTGTTCTCCCAGCCCGCGCGCTCATGCCAGACGCCCGTCGCCACATCATAGACCCATGTGCGGTCGGCGGTCGGGAAGTTCAGGACATAGAAGCTGTGACCGTCCTGCTGGTAGGTGTAGGCGACCGCATCGGACAGCGTGTCATACTGTTGGATCTGCCATTCGACGGCGTGCGTCGAGACGCGCTCGCCAGAATAGCCTTTGGACCGATAGACAATACCGTTACCGCGCGCATCGCGGCCAAGCCAGAACAGGCCGTTGTCCAGCTTGGCGACCGAGTAGGCGGCCAGACAGCCGATCTCGTTGAACGCGCCCTGAATACGCGCGAGCGGGAAGTCAGGCAGACCGGCGTTATACCAGACTTCGACTGTGTTGACGCCGAACAGCCAGACTTCACGATGATCGACGATAAGCGTAACAAGATCGTCTGGCGAACCCTCTGCGCTGGCGAAATCAAGCGCGTCAATCGACAGACCGTTATAGGACGCCGTGACCCAGAACCGCTGGCTGTTGGGCTCGTTGAAGACAAAATAGCCGTCGAGAAAGCCGACACCGACTGCGCCGGGGAAGTCCGGGTCCGTGATCTGGCTGAAGAGCGGGGAGATGGTCAAATCGACGCCAGTCGCAGTGGCTGTGGCGTTTGCGGAGATGACAAATGTCGTAGCGTTGGTGATGCTGGAGATCGTCGCGCCGACAGGTATGCCAGCGCCCGACACGGGCAGACCAACCCAGAGCGCCGAGGTGTCCGCAGTCGTTATGTTCGGGCTACCGTTGGTCGTATTACAGCTCAGAACCAGACTGGTGTTGTTGTAGATGTAGCCGTTCGCGCCCGCAGCGATGAATAGCTGCGTGCCGTTGTCGACCATATTGACCGGATCGCTGCCCAGCACCGTGCCGAGTTCGCTGTAGGACCAGTCCGTGTCCAGTCGATACAGCTTCGTTCCGGCGACGACATAGCCGTAGCTGCCATACTGCCACATGCCCCGGATCGGCCCAGTAGGGAAGGTCGTAAGCAGGCGCAGCCCCGGCGCGCGCTGGAGCCATGCGGGCTCTTTGCCGGCCTCGGGAACGATTTCAGGGAACAGGTTAATCATACGGCCATCGGCCGCATTAGGGCTACGCAGCGCGTAGGAAGACCCTAATATCGGAGTCTTCATGCTTGCCCCCCGCACCAGACAGTGGTAATATTAACCGCATGACGCCAGAACGATTGCACGAACTTCTCCACTATAGCCCCGATACGGGGCTGTTTACGTGGGCTAAAACGAGGCGCGGTTGCCGATTGGGCGACGTGGCGGGGTGCAAAATGAAACACGGATATATAGGTATCCGACTGGATAACATACTGTATCTGGCGCACCGTCTGGCTTGGTTTTACGTTAATGGTCAATGGCCTACAGATCAAATTGACCATGTCGATGGAAACCGCGCCAACAATAAGTTTGCGAATTTGCGCGAGGTTTCGAACAAGGAAAATTCGCAGAATCGACGTAGCGGGCGCGGTAAAAGCGGTTTTCTTGGCGTGAGAAAAGAAAACAGCAAATGGTTGGCAGAAATAAAAGTGAATTACAGACCTATACGCATAGGTCTGTTTGAAACGCCAGAGGAAGCGCATCAAGCGTATGTCTTGACTAAACGTAAACTTCATGTCAAGAATACCCTTTAGAATCAATAGTTTCCAGCATACACGTTGTATCTTTGTCTAGTTCCGACGATGCTGTAGGGCAGCGCCATGATGTCGTCAGGGTTATTGATGCGCTTCAGATTGCGCTTGCTATACATCGCCACGCGTTGCACTTGCGCGGACGGCTCGACGCCGAACTCGGGCGCGATCTCACAGGCCAGATTGTATCGAAAGGCGCGCAGGTAACCGGGCGGCAAAGTAATCGGCGTCGCAAGACTGGGCACCTGCAACAGCTCTTCAACCGAAACAAAATGCCACTCCAACAGCCGCAGCGGTTTCGGGTAGACATACATTTCGATGTCAGGGTAGGTGTTATTGACCCAGATAACCTGTGGATAGGTCGAAGTCACAGTCTTGACGGCGATGCCGTTATACTGCTGCTGGTTGATAAATTTGATGCCGTAGGAAACATTGGTCTGCGGGTCGCGGAAATAGGTCGAGTCATCCAGCAGAACGGGACGATTACCGACGAAATTGCCCGTAGGACCAAGCGTGCGGAATAGCTCGCCGGACGGCCAGTTAAAAACTTGGTCCTGAGTTGAATATACTGCCAGACGTTCCGTGTTCCACGAGTCCAGCATCTGGTTCAGCGCCATCAGCGCGTCTTGCGAGGTCTCGGCCGAGGGCGTTTCGCCTTCTGCCAACACGCCCAGAAGCCTCAGAGCCCCGTTGATCTGCTCGCCCGCTGTCGTCATCAGGCTCGAACCTTTCCCAGCCGTTTTCTTCGTCGTAGGCGGCTTCCAGATCCATGGTAGCCACCTTCACCCCGTGCTTGGGATGGCGCAGGTATATTACAGCCATTTTCCACCTATGGTAAGGGCCAGCCGGCCCGTAGGCCGGCCGTAGTATTGGATTAAGCGACTACGGGATATTCCCATTTGCCGGCCACCGAAGTGAACAGCTTGCCAGCGCCCGTAGCGTTGGTCGTCGTCGCCAGAGAGCCCGCCGGAGCGGTCGTGGTCGTGACGCCAGCCGTGATGGCGGTGGTCAGGAAGTAGAGCCCGGCCGTGCCGTTAGCGATAACTGCGCCGGACGTGGCCGACGAGGTGAACGTGCTTCCGCTGATCGTCGCGCCTGTGATGGTCGTGCCAGCCACAAGCTCGGGGTCAGAGAAGGCAACGCCAACAGGTTTTGTGTTAGGCATTGCCTGTTCTCCTTAGCCGATGCGATAGATCGTAAAGGCCGCCGCGCCCGTCTTGCGGAAACGGAAGCGGGCCGAAGCCGGGAACGTGGCCGTAGCGGAGTCCGCAACGACCGCATTGCCGACGATGGTGTTGCCCGCGCCCGCGCCGAACGTCACGTCGTTCGCCGCGTTGTCACCAAGGTTGATGACGACGACATCGAACGCCGAATTAACCTTCATGCTCGGGAACGCAGCTTCAATGAGCGCCCCCGTCGGGAAGGTGTAGGTGCCGGCGTCCGTGCCGCCCGAGTCAACGGTGATGATGCCGTTAGCGAGATTGCCAACAGTGACCGTGACCGTCGCGCCCGTCAGCGCGCTCGGGGCGGGCTGCGGCGTGATAAGCGGTTCCGTCAGAGCGCCCGCGCCAAGCTGGTAGCCGCCAACAGCGTTGGGGATAATCGGCTCGGGGCCAAGCGTTTCGAGCGGGTATGCCGCGCTCTGCGTAGCGGGAGTGTATGCAGCCATGATTTAATGCTCCTTTGTCAGAGATGAAGATGGGGCCGAAGCCCCATCTGTTAGCCCCAAAGACGGACAGCCATCTGCGGACGAATGACGCTGTAGCCATACAGGACGTCAATACGGCAGGGCAGACGGTCGTTGTTGATGTCATACTGACGGACAACGCGGAGCGAGATACCATTGTGGACCTGACGCGAAGCCATGTCGACGCCCTGCGGAAGCAGAAGGTCGGCGGTGGCGAACGCGAT